TTATATCCCACTTAATGGTGATATAGCTGGTTTGGCTGTTCGTACTGATAGCGTAAGAGATCCTTGGTTTTCGCCTGCTGGTTTCAATCGTGGTCAAATTAAGAATGTGATTAAACTTGCCTTTAATCCAGGCAAAGCTGATCGCGATCTTCTTTATAAGAACGACGTAAACCCAGTAGTTACTTTTCCAGGTCAAGGAACAGTTCTTTACGGCGATAAGACTCTAATCGGTGCTCCAAGTGCTTTTGATCGAATCAACGTTCGTCGGCTATTCATTGTTCTCGAGAAGACTATTGCACGTGCTGCTGAGGGTTTACTCTTTGAATTCAATGATGAATTTACACGGGCTCAGTTCAAGAATATCGTTGAACCTTTCCTCAGAGACGTCAAAGGAAGACGCGGCATCTATGACTTCAAGGTAGTGTGTGATAGCACAAATAATACCCAAGGAGTCATTGATAGAAATGAGTTTGTAGGTGACATCTACGTTAAACCTGCTCGTGCAATTAATTATATTCAATTGAACTTTGTTGCAGTGCGATCCGGTGTAGAATTCTCTGAAGTAGTTGGTCAGGGTTTTTAATCTAAAGATAAATAAAACAACTATATAGGAGAGCTTAGATGGCATTTAATGTAAATGAAATCAGAAGTCAATTAGTACTTGGAGGAGCAAGACCATCGCTTTTCCAGGTCACAATTCAAAATCCAGCTAATAGTGCTGGGGATATTAAAGTACCATTCATGGTTGAAGCTACATCAATCCCAGAGTCAACCATTGGTATGATTCAAGTTCCTTATTTTGGTCGTAAAGTTAAGATTGCAGGTGATAGAGTTTTTGGTGCATGGACTGTTCAAGTAATTAACGATGAAGATTTCCTTATCCGTAATGCAATGGAATCATGGCTAACTTCAATAAATAGTCATGAAGGAAATATTACTCAATTTGGTTCAGCTTCACCCCTGCTTTATAAATCACAAGCACAAGTAGTTCAATATTCAAAGACTGGTATCCCAATTAGAACATATCAGTTCAATGGATTGTTCCCAACAAGTGTAGCTGCAATGGGTTTAGATTGGAATGCAACAGACCAAATTCAAAAATTTCAAGTGACATTTGAATATGATTGGTGGGAAGTTTCTGGAGGAATCACCGGCAACGCTGGTGGTACTTAATAAACATGGGGGTATTTTTGCCCCCATTTTTTAGTGGAAAAATATAATGGCAAGCATTTTTGGATTTCAATTTAAGCGCAAAAAAGACGAAGTAGTTTCTTTTGCGCCTCCAGTCTTTGATGACGGTGCCGTTGCAGTTGCTGCAGGCGGCGCTTATGGCACTTACGTTGATCTTGAAGGATCAGCTAGGTCTGAAGCAGAACTCGTTACTAAATATCGAGAGATGGCAATGCATCCTGAAATTGATGCTGCTGTCTCCGATATTGTGAATGAAGCAATCTCCGATGAAGAAGATAAAGGTGCCGTTCATCTTAATCTAGAAAATGTTCCAGTTGCACCAAAGATTAAAGATCTTATTATTGCTGAATTCAATTATCTTCTTGAACTATTTGAATTCAATACAAGATCCTATGATGTATTTCGTCGTTGGTATGTAGATGGTCGCTTAGTCTATCATGTTATTATTGATGAAAAGGCACCACAGAATGGTATTAAAGAATTACGATATGTAGATCCACGTAAGATTCGTAAAGTACGTGAGATGAAAAGAAAACCAATAGCTGATTCTGGTGTTTCTGTTACTCAAGTGGAATCAGAATATTACATTTATAATGACAAGGGATTCCAGACAAATATCTCTGCTACTTCAAATGCATTTGGTTCAAATGGATTAAAGATCTCAGCTGATGCAATCCTTGGAGTCAACGCCGGTATTCTTGATAAGAATAATCAATTAGTTCTAGGTCATTTACATAAGGCTATTAAAGCTCTAAATCAGCTTAGAACTCTTGAAGATGCTACACTTATCTATAAGATTTCACGCGCACCAGAGCGTCGGATATTTTATATTGATGTAGGTAATCTTCCAAAGATGAAAGCTGAGCAATATCTTCGTGATATTATGACTCGTTTTAAGAATCGTGTAGTTTATGATTCATCTACTGGCGAAGTCCGAGATGATCGTAAATTTATGACAATGTTAGAAGACTTTTGGTTACCACGTCGAGAAGGTGGCCGAGGTACTGAAATCTCAACTCTTCCTGCTGGTCAATTATCCGGTGATCTTGAAGATGTTAAGTATTTTCAACGTAACCTTTATAAATCATTAAATGTTCCTGTCAACCGACTTGAACCTGATAACACATATACGATGGGTCGTGCTACGGAAATTACAAGAGACGAAGTTAAGTTTACTAAGTTTGTTTCAAGACTACAAACTAAGTTTAGTGAACTATTTCTTGATGCATTAGAGAAGCAATTGGTCTTAAAGAGAATCATTGCACCAGAAGAATGGCCAGCACTTGCAAATAAATTTAAATTTGATTATTCTAAAGATAATCAGTTTGCTCAGCTTAAAGACTTAGAAATTATTCGTGAAAGAAATGCTATCATGTCTGAAGCTGATCCATATGTTGGTAAGTATTATTCAACTGAATGGGTCAAGCGTAATATATTACGTCAAGATGAAAGCGAAATGCAAACCGTAATGACCCAAATAAATAATGAAATCAAAGCTGGTATTATACAGTTGGCTCCACCTCCTGGCGAAGAACCACCAAAAAAGTAATTTATAAATAGGAGATACACATGGCAGAAGTAATTGATTTAGTTAAATATGCTGCTGATAATCAGCCAATAGATTTTGGTTCTACTTTTAAAGAACTACTTGGTCAAAAAGCATTAGAAATAATAGACGCACAAAAACAAGAAGTCGCAGCTTCGATGTTTGGTAATGATCCAGATGAAGATGATTTTGATGATGAAGAACTAGAACAAACTCTTGATGATATTGAAGTAGATGATTTGGAAATTGATGATGAGATCGAATTATCTGACGACGATATAGAAACCGGAGAAGAAGATGAAGACTATTAAAGATATCATAGAACTCTATAAGCCTAAGTCAGCTGACGAAGATCGATTCGTCAAGAAGCACGTTATTAAGAAAACAGAAGATGCTAATGGCAATAAAGATGATGTCTTTAATGCAACGAACGTTAAGTCTGTAGATCGTATACCTAAGCATGGTTATAATCCAGGCGAAGATCAACAGGTGTATGAAGAAGCCGAAAAACCCGATCGCCTTGCTGCTATTGCCGCTGCTGCTAAAAAGAAGAATGCTCAGATCGGCAAAACTGTAGTAACTGGAAGTAGAGGTGGAGTTGGTGGAGCTGAGACCAGAAGATATCCTGCTGGAACTCTTAAGAATTCTCATGAGCCAGAAGGCGAAGAACTCAATGAATTAAGCAAAGAAACATTAAAAAGTTATACACAGAAAGCTGTTTTTTCCGCTAATCCTTCTACCACACATACTCCTCAAAGAGCGAAAAGAGTTAAAGGCCTAATTAAAGCTACTAATAAATTATATCTTAAACAATATGAAGAAGTAGAACCAGAAGGTGAAGAGCTTGACGAAGCAAGAACCAAAAAAAGTCCAATTGAAAAACTTTTCAATCGCCCATCAATGCAATTCGCAAAAAAATACACTAATAAAAAATCATCTGATGAAATAAAGATGGAACGTCTTGGGTTTCCAGCACGTCATCTTCCTAAAGAAGATTCTGACACCGGAACAACTTCTTCATTAGAAGGAAAAGCAAAACAGGGAAAGATTGAAGACGTTGCAAAGCGTACAATGCAGAATAATTCATATGAGTCAGAAGGTCAGCAACTTAATGAACTAGGATATGAACAAAATGTATCAGGCCGTCGGCGTCCTGGTAGTCCAATGGATTCTGCACAAATAAAAAGAAATTCTACATTACGCAGGGCTGATGCTGAATCTCCATTAAAACCAAGTGATAGTCCTATTGGGAAAAATGCACCTGTTCGTCCAACTGTTGCGTCTTCAAGTTCACCTGTAGCTTCTCCAGCACCTGCTCTTACGCCCAGTGTACCAAAACCACTTTCTCCTGTTCGCTCAATAGCTGCTGCACCAGCTGCTAAGCCAGTATCTTCATATAAAGGTACAAGTGCTACACAAAATTTAGCTAAATTGAATAACATTAAGGATGTAAATAAAATTAGTGTTGGACAAAAAATAAATTTAGGTGGAGATAAATCGTATACTGTACAAAAAGGTGATACTTTAGATAGAATTTCTAAGCGTGCTGCTGCACCAGCAGCAGCAACTGCGCCTTCAGTTCGTCCAACAGTTGCACAAGGTGGTCGTGGTGGTCCAAGTCAGACTCCAGCAGCAACAGAACCTAAGTCAAATGGTTTTATGTCAGGTAGAGGAAATCATCCAGTTGATCTTGGTAAAGTAGCAAGTTCGGTTAAATCTTTTTTGATGCGTCCGGCTACTTCTGGACGAGGTGCCTATGGCAAACAGACTGCAGTTAACAGTTCATATGAACCAGAAGGTGATCAGTTTAATGAACTAGTTCTCAATCCATTCCTTAGAGGTCTCTTAGAAGCAACATGTAAAGAATGTGGCACGACTTATAAAAAGGGTGGTTCATGCTCATGTTGCATGAAAGAAGACGTTCAGCTTGATGAGATTCTAACTCCTTCAATGGGTGCTGGTGCATATATCGATGACTTTGTTAATTCAAAAAATCCAAAGTTTGCTGGCAAGTCTAAAGAAAAACGCAGACAAATGGCATTAGCAGCTTACTATGCTGCTAAAAGAGGTAATTAATTATGCCAACAGTTATCAATAGAAATGGGCTATCAGCAGTAATTCATGTTACGGCTAATTCAACCGTAGTGATTGCAGGCAATTCATCTGTGAGTAATATTGCTTCTGGTAACAGCACAGTATATGAAACGCTTACTGGTGGTAACATTACTCAGATCTGGTGGGGTGCTCCTGCTGGATATTGGACTGTGAAGCGTGGTGCAAACACAGTACTTGTTCTTTCTGAAACAGGTTATTTGGATTTTGCCGGTTGTGGTTCTTCACTTATGATTGATGCAACAGCTAACGTTGTTGCTAACCTTGTGACTTCAGCCACTGGTTTCTTAATGATCGAAGTACAAAAGACACCAACTAGCACAGGCTATACTGCTTAAGGAACAAACATGAAACTTATTTGCGAGCAAATAGAAAACGTACGTTACGTTACAGAAGCTAAAGAATCTGGTAAGAAAGATTACTTCATTGAAGGCATATTCATGCAAGCCGATCTTCAGAATAGAAACGGAAGAGTTTATCCTGTTTCTATTCTAGAAAAAGAATGTGCTCGTTATATGAAAGAAGCAGTTCAACAGAACAGAGCTTATGGCGAGCTTGGTCATCCAAGTGGTCCTTCTATTAATTTAGATCGTGTATCACACATGATCAAAGAACTTCGTCAAGATGGATCCAACTTCATTGGTCGGGCAAAGATTATGGATACTCCTATGGGTAACATAGTAAAGAACCTTATGGATGAAGGCGCTTCTCTTGGTGTTTCTACGCGTGGTATGGGTTCAATCCGCGAAAATAAGCAAGGTTTTATGGAAGTTCAAGATGATTTCCATTTAGCTACTGCTGCTGATATTGTAGCTGATCCTTCTGCACCTGACGCTTTTGTTCGTGGAATCATGGAAGGTGTTGAATGGGTGTGGGATAATGGTCTTCTTAAAGCTCAAAAGCTTGAAGAAATGAAAACCACCATTAAGAAAACTTCACGTAAAAAACTTGAAGAAACAAAGCTTAAAGTATTCAAAAATTTTATTGATGAATTAGTTAAAATATAAGGTTTAATAAATATACTAAAACCTAGTTAAAGGAGTTAATTACAATGAGTCTAAGAGACGTAATTAAAAATGTTCTTCAAGAAGAACTAAATGAAACAGCACCTGTTGGCGGCGGCGCTACTGGCGCTTCAATGGCCTCTGATCCTACCGGCGTTCAAGCTCAAGCCCCTGGCAACAGTAAGAAGCAGGGCGATGCAGCTTCTAAAGCTCTAAGCGATGGTGTTACTGGT